CTTCTAACGCTGACCCTGGATGCGATAGTGTATTACCTGGAGACACAGTTACTATTACAGCAGCAGGTGGAGGAAATGGAGCCCCACTTTCAAGTGGAAGCCCACTTGGAAATATTGGAACTGCCGGCGGATCTGGTGGTGGTGGAAAATTTTCACCTGGACCAAACCCTTCTCCAAGCAGATTAGGAGGTGCAGGAAACACACCATGTGCCCCTGCAGCTTTAGGTGGACCTCAAGGAAATAATGGTGGTCAAGGACAACCCGTTCCTTCAAACTTTACATCAGGCGGTGGCGGTGGCCACTATAGTGCTGGAAGCCCTAATGGTACTGGCGGCGACGGATCAGCTAATACAATTACAGGTTCTTCAGTTGTTTACTCCGGCGGTGGCGGAGGCGGAAAAGGATTTAACGGAGCGTCCCGTGCAGCAGGAGCTGGTGGCGGCGGAGAAGGCGGAATAAATAATTATGGTGGAAGACCTACAACTGTTTCAGCTGCGACTCCAGGAGCTGATGAAAGAGGCGGCGGAGGCGGTGGATCAGGAAATTCTCACGGAGGAGGAAATGGCCCTAACGTTGTTTCAGGTGGTGGCGGAACAGGAGTTGTTGTCGTAAGAATTCCTACAGCATGTACACCCGCGTGTGCAGCAGTTTCACCAGGAACAAATACTATCGCAACTGTTGGTAGTCATAAAATATTTAGATTTACAGTTTCGGGGACATTGACATTATAATATAACTTGTTATAAATGTTGTATGAAAGACCTATACTGGCACTATAAAGAAAGCTTACCTTTAAAATTTTGTAATGAAGTAATTAACTTTGGTAAAAGACAACAAAGTTCATTAGGTCAAACAGGTAACCAAGAAAAAAATACAAAACAATTTAAAAAAAGAAAATCAAATATTGTTTGGTTAGATGAACCTTGGATTATGAAAGTAATAGTTCCTTTTATTGATCATGCAAACAAATCACTAGGTTTAAATTATAAAATTGATACATCAGAAGTACCTCAATTTACTATTTATGAAGTTGGGCAATATTATGGGTGGCATCAAGATCAATGGCCAAAACCTTATTCACAAGATCACAACATACCAAGATTAAGAGGTAAAAATAGAAAACTATCTTCAACCATATCTTTAAATTCAAAAGCCGATTATAAAGGTGGTGATTTGCAATTTGCTGTAGACGAAAACCATAGTCCTAAAAGACAAACACTATCTGTTGATTTAAGTAAAACAGGGTCAATGGTTGTTTTCCCATCTGATACTTGGCATAGAGTTACACCTGTCACAACAGGCGTAAGATATAGTTTAGTTCTTTGGAGTGTAGGAGAACCATTAAGATGAGTAATGAAACAATAACACCTCAATATTATTTTGCGTCTCCAATATATGTGCATTCAAAAAAAGAATGGGTAAAGCCATTAATAAAAGCAACAGACTCTCATATAAAAGAAGCTAAAAAAAGAAATGCAAAAATAATTAAAGAACTTAAAAGTGAGTTTGGTCTTAGTCATCACTCAACACCTTTAACTGAAGACCCGGCTTTTGATGACTTTCAAAAATTTGTAGGAAACACTTGCGCTCAAATACTAATGAGTCAAGGTTTTGATTTAGATAAATCTACTTTAGTTTTTACAGAACTATGGGTTCAAGAGTTTTCATCGAAAGGAGGTGGGCACCATATTACACATACACATTGGGGCAATCATATGTCAGGTTTTTATTTTTTAAAAAGCAGTAAGAATACATCAAGACCTTATTTTGATGATCCAAGACCAGCTGCTTTAATGAGTAAACTTCCTGAGAAAGATAATAAAGTTGTCACCGCAGCTACATCACAAGTTAATTTTGATGTCGAACCTGGTACATGTATTTTTTTTAATTCTTATATGCCTCATGGTTTTCATGTAGATAAAGGAGAAGAACCGTTTAGATTTATACATTGGAATATGCAAGCTATTCCAAATTTAGTCTTAAACAATAAAATAGAAAGAGTATGAAGAAAATATTTTTCTTAGCTGGTTTGCCAAGAAGCGGTAAAAATTTATTAGGAACTATTTTAAATCAAAACCCTAACATGTTTGGTTTATTACAGTCTCCACTTTGTGAGTTATTATATAGACAAAAAATTCTTTGGGACGATAAAGATGAGGATACGCAATATGATTTTTCTAATCCTCAAGTTAAAAACATGAAGTCTAAATACTTAAAAAATTTTATAAAAAATTTTTACAAAGAGCTTACAGATAAAGACGTAGTATTTGATACTAAAAGAAACTGGAATAGCTATAACAACATTCAAATGTATAGAGATATATTTAATTCAAAACCTAAAGTGGTTTGTTGTGTTAGAAACGTAGAAGATATTATTGCTTCTTTTGTAAACTTATACGATCAATCAAAAAGATTTTGGGATTTTGAACCAATGAAACATAAATTTTATCAAGACTATTGGAATTTAAGAAGAACGTATTTATCTAAATATCAAGATTGTTTATTGTTAATAGACTATGACAAATTAATTTCTGCTCCTGAAGAGAGTCTTAAAAAAATATATAAATTTATTGAAGAACCATATTTTAAACATGACTTTAATAACATTGAAGTTCCAGAATATTATAAAGATATAAATAAAAAATTAAAAAACCTACATGTAATTAATACTAAATTAATTAAAAGTAAAACAAACACCAAAGAACTTTTATCACCAATACAAATAAAACATTTTAGTAAATTAAGTTTTTGGAGAGGCTATAGTTTTAGATGAAACTACATTTAATATCAGGATTGCCTAGAAGTGGTAGAAATTTATTAGCAACAGTTTTAGGTCAGAACCCTAATTTCTACACAGCTATTCAAACTCCTTTGTGTGAATTAGTTTACAGGCAGTTTAGTTTATGGGTAGACAAAGATAATATGCACCAAGAAGATTTTTTAATGAAAGAAATAAAAGATATGCAATACCCTTTCTTAAGACAATACATAAAAAATTTTTATTCTGTTCTAACAAATAAAAAAATAATTTTTGATGTAAGACACAGTTGGCATAATAGATACAATATTTGGATGTTAAAACTAATATACAACGAACCTCCAAAAGTAATTTGTTGTATTAGAAACATGGAAGAGATAGCGGCTTCATTAACTAAATTACACTCAGCAAACGGAAAAATGTGGGAGGAAACATTGCTAGAAAATAACAGCGGATTAATTGATTCTTATAATGAGTTATTTAAAACGAGATCGACTAGCTTTGCACCTAGTCTCCATATTGTTAAGTATGATGATTTGGTTGATGACCACGATAATACCATGAAAAAAATATATAAATTTATAGAATACCCTTATTTTAAAACAGACCTGCGTCAAATAAAAAGAAATAAAGCTTATGATAAAGCCGAAGAATTACATAATTTAAAAGGATTACATAATATAAAAAAAGGTTTGGTTAAAAGTGATACTAAGCCTGAAGAAATATTATCAAAAACACAGATTAAATATTGGAAACAAATGAATTGGTGGAACAGATGAGTTTTAAAAAAAATAATTACATAGTAGTTAAAGACGCAATTAGTAAAGAACTTGCTAACTTTTTATATATCTATTTTCAAAATAAAAAAAATGCAGTTGCATATATGTTAGATAAAAAATACATATCTCCTTTCGAAAAAGACCATGGACATTTTCAAGATAGTTTTATTCCGAACAGTTTTTCTAGATATGCAGACCCTGCTTTTGAAACTTTGTTAATGGGTTTAAAAAATAAAATAGAAAAAAATACAAAATTAAAATTAAACGAAACATATAGCTATGCTAGATTGTATAAAAAAGGAGATGAGTTAGTTAGACATAAAGACAGATATAGTTGTGAGGTTTCTGTTACACTTAATTTAGGTGGTGACCCATGGCCTATATTTATTGAACCGGA